GTCACGTACAAGAAAGAACAAAACTGTCCAGACCCATACGGCAGCCCTATTGACTCAGGGTGGTTTGAAATCTCAAGGTCGTGTCAGCCAGCTCCTCCAACGTGTCAAACAACTGTTGAAAGTCAAAATTTAGTATGTCCGCAAAACTTCTCTGGCTCAATACAGCAAACAAAAACAAATACTTGCTCAGACCCGTATGGACAACCAACGGAAGGCATATGGACAACGGTGTCAAATTCATGCACACCAAATCCAGCAACCTGTTCAACATCAACTCAAATTAGGACTCTTTCATGTCAAGATGGCTTCATTGGCTCAATAACAGAAAACAGGACTTCTGTCTGCTCCACACCATACAGCGAACCGCTATGGAACGATTGGATTCAATCACAAGACAGTTGCGTAAAGAGTCAAACAAATCCAACAAATATGAGCAGTCCGGTAAACCCAGCGAGTCCGTTGAGTCTACCAGCAGCTCCACCACCTGCGCCAGAGCCACCACCAGAACAACCACCAGAGCCACCTCCACCGGAAGCACCGCCTCCAGTAGAAGCTCCACCACCGGAAGCTCCAAAGGCAGAGGCAGCACCGGCAGCACCACCGCCAACAGCCTCGTCAGGAAGCACAAGTACACAACCATCACAACCAGCCGTGAGTGCGCCAACGACATCCTCAACAGGGAATACGCAGAATACCTCGCCAGTACAAGTGCCGGCAGGAAAGACATTAGTACAAGGGTTTGGGCTAGTAATGAGCCTAGAAATTTTAAACAAGCCGATGCAGATTCAGGAGATTCAATTGAACGACGCATTGGCATACCAACAGGAGTTACCGTATGAGCTTAGAGGAAATCAAGGAGTCTTACTCCAACTTATCACCGAAAGCAATATTTCTGACGCTTTCAATAATCTTGCCAGCGATAGGTGGAACAGCCTACGTAGGGATAACGACTTACAATCGTGTTATAGCTGCGACTGAAGCAATTGAGGCAGCAAAGCCTTATGACGATGCAGAACTACGAGCAGAAGTAAATGCGTTAAAGGTTCAATTATCTGCACAACAAGCATCAGTCAATGTAGTTAAAGACTCTATGGTTGTTACATCTAATCAGCTAGTGTCTATGCAAGAGAAGGTATCTAACGCTATCGGCACAGCAAATGAAGCAAAGGCTATCACTAACGGCAACGTGCGTGAAACTTCAGCATCTTTACTAGGTGTACGTGAAGAGATGAAAGCTACCCGTGAAGGCATAGAATCACAACTTAAAGCACTTAAACGTGCTACCAGCAACCCACTAGGCAATTAAGGAAAAATTATGTTATCAATCATATCAGGTCTATTAGGTATCGGCTCTTCTGCCTTACCAAGTTTATTAGGTTTCTTTCAACAGAAAGGTGACCAAAAGCATGAGATGGCTATGGCTCGTTTGCAGACAGAACGTGAAGCTGCTATGGCTGCTGCTGGATTTGCATCACAAGAAAAGATTGAGGCTATAAAGTTAGACCAAATTGAAGTGCAGACTTATACGCAAGAGCGTGAAGCACTATATGCTCACGACATGAAAATCATGGACAAGGCATCGCAGTCAACGGTTGATTTAAACGCTAGAGTACGACCATATATTGCATTTACTTTTGTTGGTTTGCTTGTGCTAGTAGACATAGTAGGTCTTGGCTGGGCAATCTATACTGGTGTTGAGTTTACAACGGCTATGGGTTTAGTATTTTCTGATGACGAAATGGCTATCGTATCAAGTATAATTGGTTTCTACTTTGGCTCACGTCAATGGGAAAAACATCGTGAAGGCAAGTAAAGAACTATTTAAAATGTTGAAGCACCATGAAGGTGTTAGATACAAACCATACCAATGTCCGGCTAAACTCTGGACTATTGGTGTTGGTAGTGTTTTATATCCAGAACAGGCTAAAATACCATCAAGCATAGAGGGCATGGCTGCTCGTAAAGCGTACCCTTTAAAGCCTGAAGACAACCGCAGATGGAGTGAGGAAGAAGTTGACAAGTTACTGGCTAAGGATGTCGCACGATTTGAACGAGGGCTTGCCCGTTATTTACCTATACGACTTTCACAGAATGAATACGATGCTATTCTTAGTTTTTGCTTTAATCTTGGTCTTGGCACATTTCAGAGGTCAACCCTCCGTCAGGCGCTTTTGCGTGGGGATAAAATTACGGCTATACAGAGTCTTCTCAAGTATAACAAAGCTGGTGGCAAGGTCTTAAAAGGTTTAGACACCAGACGTAAAGACGAAGCAGCATTATTTAATAAACAAGGATAAGTTATGGCAGGATTATTAGATTACATTACTGAAGCAGCAAAAGCACAGTATGCTAAAGGCGCACCATACCGTAATGCGCTAGGTGGTCTATTGTCTGGTGACATGACAGCCTTGCAAGAATTAAACAAACCATCACCAGTTATGCCTAATGAAGCATTAGATGTTGCGATGACATTTGCTCCTATGGGAATTACAAAAGCAGTAGGTGGCAAGTTTCCATTGACAGAGTTTGAAGTAAAACAACTAACAGCACAGCGTAATGCAGCATTACCAGTAACAGAAGGTGGTCTAGGATTGCCAGCAAATAATACTGCTATGGATAGAGCTAAGGCTTTAGGGTTTGATACTAATGTTTATCATGGTGGAAAATCTGATATTAAAGCAATAGATTATAAACATAGTGGTAAAGGCGCAGACCAATATGGTAGCGCAGCTTTATATACTGCAACTTCTCCACATAATGCTGGAGGATATGTGCCTTATGAAAATGGTTTTCCAGTAGAAGGTGGCAATATAATGCCTTTAATGGTTAAGTCAAATAATTTTTTAGATGCAGATAAAATACAAGCATTAACTCCATCGCAAATTAAAAACATTATCAACAAATCACCAGACGAATATGCTTTATCAAATTTTGGTGATGTTAATTATGAAGGAAAAGAAAAAGTATTAAGGCAAGCTATAAATGCGTATAGAGATATTGGTGATGGAAGTGTATTAAGTCAATTAAATATGTTAAATAATGATTTTTATAGAGGTAATCCAGAAGCGTTTAACAAAGCTGCTCAAGAAACTACTGGCTACAAAGGAGTTGATGTAGATATTGGTAGCGGAGAAAAGTTTTTAATGCCTTGGGAAACTAGCAATGTGCGTTCACGCTTTGCAGCTTTTGACCCATTTAGACGCAATGAATCTGACATACTTGCTGGTGTTGGTGTAGGTGTTCCAGTAGCATCTGGGTTACTTGATATAGAAAACAAAAAAGTACCCAAGAAAGAAAAAAAGAAAACTAAGTAATCATTCCAATGTCGCAGGTATGTCGCTCTATCTCGCCATATTCTTTGTGTAAGATAATAGCGCACATATCACGACCAGCACGGTAGCCTTGCCCTTGATGCCAAGCATCTCTGGCTGCTAGTGTCCTGAAATACTCAACAACACCACCGTGATACTCTTTAACGTCTTTATGGTGTACGTGACCAACATACCAATACCTAAACTTAGACCTTCCCCAGTCCTCTGACTTGTCTGCTGCCATGATAGACAGCATATCTTTGCCCTTAACTGTATCGCCATGCGTAGAGCCTATTAAAACCTTGCCAAACGTATAGTACCAACATACTGCCGGTGATAGGTCAACTTCCATTCGTGGCTCGTTATGAAAGTAACAACTAATCATCAATGCTAGTGCATAAGATGAATGCCCATCGTGGTTACCTTTATTGATACGGAAGACTACCTTCTGGTGCTTCTCTAGCAATCGTTTTAGGCAGTAGATAATCGCACGTAGACCAACCTGCTGCACCTTTGCCCAGCGACCATCTACATCAAGCTGGTGACCGGAGGCGGTAATATTCTTTTGGTTGTCGGCATGAAACATATCACCGAGATTTAGTAGCAATGCCGTGTGTGAATTAGGTGAGCTTGCTATGAGCCTATCTATTGCGCTACAGGTTAAACGCTCCGCAATGTCTAAGTCAAAGTCATCGCCAGCGTCTTGATGCCATGCGTACAAGCCAAAGTGAGGGTCACCCATAGGAATGACTGTAAGAATGTTGTCAGAGCTAATTGCCGGTGGTGGAATCATTGGTGCTAGACCTTTGATGTCTTCTGCCAGCTCCGCAACAAAGTTACGAACAATCTCTTCTAGCTTGCTGTCATCTACCCTAGTCTTAACCCATTGCCCACTAGCCTTGCCTTCAGCATTGTAGTAGGTAGACACACCTCGCACAATAAACGGCTCTGGTGCTGCTCTAGTCATGTCGTGGTTAGGTGAGTAACCGGCTAGTGCTGCCTTAGCCTTTAATCCTCTAACAGCCACATCAACTACCGTAGCAGTTACACCAAAGAACTTGGCTGCTGCACGATTAGAATTAAGCTCACAAGACTTGCTATAATACTGCCATTGTTTATCAGTAGCGTACTGGGCTAATCTGTCATCTATTTCTGCCATACATATCCTTATGTTTTTGTTTATTATATACATATTTAGAATAGTATGTAGATATAATTAACCCCACCACAATACCTAGTATAAAAGCCTCTTTGTAACACAAGATGTAGTCTAACGTGTACATTTTCGCCTTCTTTTAATGTAATTAATTAATGCTCTACTTTTACTGCTAAACGATTTAAAGCGCCTCATGCGACCATCAAAGTTAGGTTTACCAGTAGGCAGTTTATAAGGTCGGTATATCAGCATACTTTTCTTTCATTGCCTCAATGCCTCGCATAAGCAAAACTTCAAAGCCTAGCTGCATCAAGTACATCTTACCTTCTTCGTCTATGTCCAGCTCCGCAATACCGCTACCATCTGGATGGTCTTTTATATCGCCTATCAATTCTATTTTCATATCTGTATCCTATGGTTTACAATCTGTCAGTTATGTTGCCGATAAGTAACAGGTTTTAGTTCAAAACTAAACTAAAAGTGTAGACTTACGCATAAAATTAAACTCAAACATCCGCCAAACCGACTTTATTGAACCACTTTGCAATATAGTAGTGACTAAACTGAAGTGCCAAGGTAAGTTGCCTTAACCCCATCTTGGAATTGTAAAGTCACAGCGCAGTCTTGACCTTTAGTTCCATTGATTAGTTTATATAATCCAAATCCCATAGAAACAACCGCTATTAAAATTAAAGTGCTTATAATTACTACGGCTCTATCTCCACTTGACTCTTTCTTGCAGTCGCAGTTACGACCTTGATTACAGTTTTGATTGCACGGCATATTAATCTCCTATATAACGCATTGCGTTAAACGTCATCGTAGTGCAGACCATCGTTCCCATTTTGACCAATGGTATCTACACGGTCTTCATTCCACCAGTTAAGTTCGCATCCTGTAAAGGCGCACTCTTTTGTACTTGCCAAATTTTTACCGCAAATGTTACATATTGGGTCTTTCTTCTTACGAAAGATACGGTCAAATCCTTCATCAAACTTTTCTTTTTGTTCTTTGCTGCCAATCTTACTTACCAGACTATCTCCAGTTACAGGATTGCTAGACATAGGTAAACTCCATAAATTTATTGGTTTCAAAAGAAGGTCGTGCCATTTAAGTTTCATAACACGACCTTGTATGCTAAAACGGAATACTTGATTCTAAGTCATCCATTGGGTCAGCTTTTGCTGCTGGTTTAGCTGCACCACCTTCAGATTTGCCACCTAGCAAAGTTACGTCACCAACACGGCACTCTAGGCTTGATTTCTCTGTGCCGTCCTTTGCCTTATATGGACGAAGGCTAATCTCGCCTGTAATACCTATCTGTGTTCCTTTTAGAAGCATTGGCGCAAGTATTTCTGCACGTTTACCCCAAAGATTACAGTTCAACCATGTGGTTGTGGCTTTATCGCCATAACCGGCAGTCAATGATAAAGAAAAGTTGCAGATTGCATCTTGGTTTGCTGTGTAACTTAATTTTGCATCTTGTCCTAAACGACCTGTTGCTGCTAGTAAATTCATTTTAGTTCCTTTAGTTTAGTTGTTAAGTCTTCTACTTCTGTTAAAAATAATTCTACTGCCTTTTCTGTTTCAGCGATGTATTCGTCATCACGGTCAACACGTACTACAAACAATGCTAGGTTATCGCCTAGTGCTGGGCAATAACTAACAAAGTCACACCACTTAGCACCGGTACAAGCCATCTGCCATTGCATTTGCGGTATGTATTTTGCAGGTGCTTTGCCTGATAATAACGTATCTGCATGGTTGGCTGCCGTAGGGCATTTAATCTCCACTAGACCATCACCTACTACCCCATCTGGACTAGCACCGGACATCGCAATGCTTGGGTGGTCAATAAAGACTACCTCTACTACCGTAACACCTTGCTTAAACTCGTACGCTGCTCTAGCTAGTGGCTCAAGTTCAATGCCTCGCTCCATGTGTGAGTTAGTAAATCCTTCCTCACGTTGACCTGTTAGACGTTGACATACAAGCTCCATGCGGTAGTTCTTACGGCTAGCAGACTCACCTGTCTTAATGGTGGCTAATACATCTGCAACACGACTGGCTGTTACCTTGCCAATGCGTGACTCAAACCATTCTTCTGTACCCTGCATTATCTAATCCTCGGCATTGGTTTTGAAAGTAAATATTTGTGACCCATTTCTTTTTTAGCCAAAGCTATTTTAACATCACGGTCTGCCACCTCTTTTTGGCTGGGTGGTGTTAAGCCGTATAGTGATTTAATAATCATTTTTCCATCCCTTCAAATAGTGCTTTCATTTCGTCTTTTGCTTGCGTTACAGGTGCTATGTATGCTGGGTTAGATTTAACTGTGTTACGCACATCTATAAACACTTTTTGCAACTCTGCCATTGTTTTAGCACTACGAATCATTGCAACATACACATCTACTGACTCAAGTTCTACAGAAGGTAAGTCTTCACCGGCATAGATATATAAACCTAAACCATGCAGAGCAATTGCTTTAACTAGGCATCGTTGTATTGATGTATTGATTTGAAAAGCATTTGGTACTGGGATTGTTTTGTTATTGTTATCTAGCACCGGATGGATTTGGCTTAGTGTAATGCCATCTACCGTAACAGCTACCTCAACAAAGTAACCACACTCTGTTTTGCAGAACGGCAAGCCATCAGTCTTAATAACCTCCCATGTAGCTGTTGGCGATGCCTTGCGTAACTCTGCTACAGCCCATGCCCAAGATAGGTAAGTAAACTGACCCTTCTTTTCTACGTGCTGGTTTACATCTATACCACTTAGTGTTTTAAATACCGACATTTTCTTCTCCTCGTAATTCGTTTAATTCTTTATTAGCACATTCTATTAAATACTCTAGGTATTCTTCTAGCTCTATAAAATCTGTGTCTTGGCGATTGTCTTCCATGTTAAGCCACCAGTAGCAAGTATAGAAAAATTGAGAGCAAGACCACACCTACAAAGCAAATTCCTTCTATCCACGGTGTTAAGTCTGTTTTAGGTTTGTAATTTTTGTAATCAGTCATCTTTATTCTCCAATTCACGTTTAGCTAATTTAACTTCTAACTCTTCAAACTCTTTACGCATTGCTTGTATTTCTTTTATTATTTGCTCAAGTTTTGGGTCTTTTAGGTCATTAGTGTGCATTACGAGCCTCCCTTGTTTCACGGTCGCATTTAGCTTTGAACAAGCAAACAGATGCTTCTATTTCAGCTACTCGTGTGTATACCTTCTCAACCATTTGGTATTGGTTAAGTAAGGCGCAAGCTAGTTTGTAGGAATTGTAGGTAGAGTTGACAACTTTACCGTTTTCTAAGATATCCCACTTTTGTTTTGGGAATTTTGTAGATTTGATTGTGTACATTTTTATCTCTACCGTTTCTATTAATATACTACTTCAACAAAAAAACATACTGGCTCGTCATCGCTGATATTTTTATTTTGCAATTCAGCATAACAATCAGCATCAAATCTAGTTTTAAATGTGCGAACTAAATCTGTTTCAGAACCATAAACACCGTTATTGCGTAACACGTTATATGTTGTAAAGCCATCGTTTGTTCTAGTCATTTTTATCTCCACAGTTTCTATTAAGTTAATCGCTTTGTTGCTGCGATGTGTGTATAATATCAACAGCAAATAGCCATGTCAAGCATTATTTATACATAAAGTGAAAATAATTATGAAGGTATCAGAGCATCAAGAACAAGTCATGTTAATTACTTGGTGGAGAATGCAATACAAGCAATACAAGTATCACCTATTTTCAATTCCTAATGGCGAATATAGACATATTGCTACTGCCGTTAAACTTAAACGGTCTGGAGTGCTTGCTGGAGTGTCTGACCTTTTTCTAATGATTCCAAAAAATGGTTATCACGGTATGTGGATAGAGATGAAGGCAAAGACCGGCAGCGTATCAGATAGCCAGAAAGAGTTTATGGAAGCAGCTAGTTCAATGAACTACCTAGCTGTTGTCTGCTATGGATTTGATGAAGCAAAAGACGCAATTACAAAATACTTGCAAGAAAGGAAAGATTAGTTTAGAGTAGCACTATCACTTGACGGTGAAAAACAGGTAAGCCTTAGTCAACACTCTGCTGGTACCTGCCAGTCCGTCAACATCCCTAAAAAAGATGAGAGTGTTGTCTAAGGTTTTTTTTTGGAGAAACCAAATGCATTACTACCAATTTAACATTGGTGACTATCAGAGCCACACAAAGCATTTATCGCCTACCGAGGATATTTGCTACCGTAGGTTATTAGACTTTTATTACCTACATGAGCAACCAATACAAAATGATTTAATAAAAATTACTAGACTACTGTGCTTAAACAAAGAGTATTTGTCTGACGTTGAAAGCGTATTGACAGAGTTTTTTATTCTGACTGATGATGGCTGGATAAATCATCGTGCTAATAAAGAAATTGAACAATACCAAGCATTTAGTGAAGCTGGTAAACGTGGGGCTGCTAAGAGGTGGTCAAAGGATGGTGATAGCGAGGTCATAGGGGGGCTATCAGGGGGTGTATCAAAGGCTAATGCTAAACAAGAAACAATAACCACTAAACATAAACCAGTAACTAAATACATACCACCAATTCCTACGGAATTATTTACTGAGTATCAAGCTATCAGAAAAAGTAAAAGAGCAGCACCATTAACTGAGCGTATGTTTAACGCAATATGTAAGCAAGCAGCATTAGCAGGTATTACACCAGACAAGGCAATTACTATTTGCTGCGAAAGAGGATGGACAGGATTTGAGGCTTCTTGGTTAAAGCAAGATAAGCAAGCATCAACATTAAATGCAGCTCTTTCTGTATTTAAACCACAGTACATTGCAGAGCAAACAGCTCACATAAAATTAGTTGGAGATAATCATGCAGAATTTTAATTTGCCAGCAGAATGGGTTGAACGTATTTTCATGCGACTACATGGTCGTTTTGGTAATAACTTTTTTGATAAGTTTAAGATTGGTCAAGTGAACGAAGCTGGTGAAGATGTTGGTATTGCAAACGCAAAGGCTACTTGGTCATCAGAACTTGCCGGCATTAGTGCAGAGCGTATTAAAGCTGGATTAGAAGCTAAATACCAATATGCACCTAATTGCGATGAGTTTTTAAAGCATTGCGTAACAAGTAACATACAAGACTTTAAGGCGCTACCTGCACCAGTAGACCATGAAAGCAATAAGGCTCATGCTGATAAGCTGGCTTTGTATGTACATGAGCGATTAAAACCAAAAACAGACTACCATGCATGGGCTAAACGAATATTAAAAAATCCACAGAACTTCCCAGAAACTTCAGTTTCGGCTGCAAGAGAAGTTCTAGGTGAAAACTATGAACACGTTTAAAGAGGATTTAGAAGTTGGTATTGCAATAGAACAAAAACTTGTAAAAATATTATTAAAAAAATATCCATCAACAACATTAGTAAATAAATTTAAAGGATATGACATTTGGATTCCAGAGCTGCATAAATCTATTGAAGTTAAATTTGATGAAAAAAGCAAACAAACAGGAAACATTGTTATTGAAATTGAGATGTACGATAAGCCATCTGGATTGCTTTCTACTACAGCAGACTACTGGGTATTTTATGATGGTGACAAATTTATTTCTATAACACCAAAAGACATAATCAAATGCATATTTTTATTAAAGTTACATTTTGTTGAGTTTGTTGGTAACGGTGACACGGTTAAAAAGAAAGCATTTTTAGTGCCAAAAGATAAATTATTTAATTACGGAAAAGAGTTTAATTAAAATTATATGAAATGGAATGAACAAGATAAATACCATATTAGCTCTGGTGCATGGACTATAGCCAAATACTTTTCACCTAACGGCATAAAGTATGGTCTTAGTCATCGCAATAAAAACTTAGGCTACTACGACACATTAGAAGCAGCTAAACAAAGGATTAAAAATGATAACGATAGGTAAAGCAACGCTACACAATGTTGATTGCATGGAATATATGAAATCATTGCCTGATAATGCTTTTGATTTGGCTATTGTTGACCCGCCTTATGGAATTGATATTAATTCAAGTGGTCGTTTAGGTCATTATGGGGGTAAAGATAAAAAATGGGATAGTGAAACTCCTAAACAAGAATATTTTAATGAATTAATGAGAGTAAGCAAAAATCAAATTATTTGGGGTGGCAATTATTTCCCATTACCATTAACAGGTGGTTGGATATTTTGGGATAAAGAAAGAGGCAAGGAAACTACCTTTTCAGATGGGGAATTAGCTTGGACTAATTTTATGAATACTTTAAAAAAAGTTTCTGTTAGGTATGATGGTTTTATTGGCATGGATTTAGAAAGAATACATCCAACGCAAAAGCCAGTTAAACTTTATGAAAAAATATTAACAAACTACGCTAAACAAGGTGACAAAATACTTGATACGCATTTAGGGTCAGGCTCACACGCTATCGCCTGCAATAACTTAGGATTTGAGCTTACTGCTTGCGAGTTAGACAAAGATTACTACGTGGCAAGCATTAAACGTATTCAACAAGCGACAGCACAAGAGAGGTTATTTTAATAGTTCTTGCATATTTTATACAGCGTGATATATAATAAATCATCAACGACAGATAGGGTTATATATGACACACACAGAGTTAAAAGAACTACGCAGTAAAACAGGTTTATCACAGAAAGAGTTTGGCACTAAGCTATTTAAGACTAGGGATAGCATTGCTAAGTACGAGTCAGGCAAGTTTACGATTCCTGCTTACATGGACATTTTAGTAAAGGCTGTGTTTAGTGACTAAAGATGAAGCAATAAATTTAGCAATAAATATGCTTGAAATTATTGACAAAGGTTTGCCATACGAAAAAAGATGGATTAAAACAACGCTTAATATTTTAGATGATGTTATATATACCTGTGAAATTTGCAGATGTTTACATTGTGAGTGTGATGAGTATGACTGAGATTTCATGTAACGAATGGATTAAGCGTATGAAGGCTGCTGGTTTTACTGGTAAGTTTCGTGCAACAGATGGTACTAAGGTAATAACTGGTGAAATAAAGAAAGACGAAATAGAAACGGTGAAAGTCACGACTTCTACGGAGTCAAGACAAAAAATAAAGGATATGTTTAAAAATGGAAGTTAAGAACTTTAATATCAGCACAAGCAATCTGCCTTACTTGTTTGAAAAGATTAAGGCATTAGATTTATCGCTTGGCTACGTATGTAACGTAACAGTCAAATCACACACACGTAACCTAGAACAAAACTCACGTTTATGGAAACTGTATGGCGCAATTGGCGATTACATTGGCGAATCACCGGATAAGATACATGAGTTGATGGGTTGGAAGTTCTTACGCAGCCAGTCTGTAGTCAATGGTGAAACGATTGAAGTCATTAAGAGTACAACTAAACTCTCTACAGCAGAGATGGCTCAATTCCAAAATGATATTGAAATATGGGCTGGTAGTATTGGATTTGTGTTTAATGACCAAGGCTGAGAAACAATACCTTAACCGTGTTGCAGAACTTGGCTGCATTATTTGTCGTATGCCGGCAGAGATACACCACCTACGCACAGGGATGGGGCTAGGAATGAGAAACGATTATAAGAACGCAATACCATTATGTCCTACTCATCATAGGACTGGTGGACACGGTGTAGCCTATCACGCAGGTAGATTGGCATTTGAGTCCCAATTTGGGACAGAAATAGAATTATTAGAGAAAGTGAGAAATTTATTATGATAGTTTTTCGTAAAAAAGTAGATGCATGGGTAGTAACAGCTAGGGATTCAGAATGTCAGATTATTCACATTGGTAATTATCAGACACAAGAAGAAGCCAAGGCAGCAGAGCAAGCATATAGAGATAAAAGAATCGCAGAGGCATACGCACAACAAGAAGCAAAGCTAGACAGGTTGGCAAAAGAGATGGTTGCTAGATATAACGTCTACCTAGAATTTTGCGTATTACCTAAAACGCTAACAGACATGAAGCAACAATTAGATGCCGATAAGAATACTGCATCCAACACGATTAAGAGTTTAATGGCTAGAGGCTTTATGAAAAGCATTGTTGTTACCGACACCGGAACACGTAAGTACTACAGCTTTGTCACTACTAAGCTAATGAGCTACGAGGATGCATTAGAGTATGTGTCACCTAAGAAATACAAAACTAAAGTTAGCGAAAATACACCAACGATAGAAGGTGCTAGGGTAATTAATTTTGATGACAGGAAATTAAGTAGCTTATATATGAATCAACGTGCAATAGACAGGGCTAACATGAAATCACCTAAGAACCACGTAAGCGGTTCAACAATGTCAGCGAGTGACTGGTAATGAGCGTACTAGACATCCAACACGGTGGCAATCACTACAAGGGCTTTGCAATACAGCCAGCAGAGTTTTGCTATTACAATAACATTCCGTACCTAGAAGCTACTGCAATCAAGTACCTTTGTCGGCATAGGAATAAAAACGGTCTGGAGGATTTAAAGAAGGCAATGCATTTTATTGAGATGCTAATAGAGTTTGAGTACTCTCAAGAACCCAGCCATGAAGACATTATGAAGAATGTAACTCCATAACTGGGTATATACAACGTATATACTATCGTGTCATTATATAAGCGGTTACTTCAAAGCCAATGCGATGTTCACTTACTGCTGGAGATGTCCACATGATTAGATTCCTTTGTTTTATGTACACGTCATTGTGTATATGTACGAATTATGCTCTTTTTTAAACACGTTACCATAGTTAAAACCATTAAAAGTGATATATTGACCACGATTGATTAGTATGGTAAAGTCACGTAACGATTTATAGTAGTGCGAGTCTGCATTACTCTTTTATTCCAGCGACTGTACATCGCTAGAAAGCAATCACAGCCCCTCTGACGAGATAGGGTGGACTCCGAGGTAGTCCAGTTGCGAGAACCTCCTACTTTTTAAGGGAATAACTATGGCAAGAGGTTTGTTAGACACAAAAACTACTATTGGCACAGCCAAAGAGATTGCTGACAACACC